CACCCGTGTCTCGTGATCCGCTAGACATGTTCAACTCATTGCCGGACTTCCCCGGTAAGACCCTGCCCAAGAACCGCCCAACCAAGACAAGGGATTCCCTTATCGAGGACCGGTTCAATGGCGCTAAGCCAAAGCTTCTAAAGGTGAACGGGGTTGAGCGTCAGTTCTTTACGGTTGGGGAATTAGCAAAAGCACTCAATCGTAAACCTGTTACAATCAGGATGTGGGAGTCCAAAGGATGGATTCCTAAAGCTAAGTACAGGACCCCCGCCCCCAAGGCAGAACAAATTCCTGGAAAAGCTTTGAAAGGACGTAGGCTTTACTCGCTAGAGCAAGTAGAGTTTCTACTGACCGCGCTGTCGCGGTTTGAGATAGATGACCCAGCCAAGGCCAACTGGGTCGGATTCAGACAGCACATCAAAAATCAATGGCCCAACGATTAAGGAAAAACATGAGCAGATACGACGACGAAGACGAGATCATGGAAGAGGAAGCTCCCCGCAATTCTTCCAATCTCAAACTGGTAGTAGAGGATGCAGAGGATGCACCGGCCCCATCGGGCGCTCGGGTCATCCGACGTGGATGGGGTGCTGCAGAAGCTGTAAAGCATGCTGACTCTCCGTTCGCTCAGCGCCTCCGTGTGATGGACGACCCAATTGTCATCAAGTTCCTGGAGGACGAGCCGTACGCTTCGTTCCGCCAGCACTGGGTGGAGCGTCAGGGTCAGAAGTCATTTACATGCATCGCAGACATCGACCCTAAGGGTTGCCCACTCTGCGACGCTGGTAGCCGCCCGTCAACGCGGTTCGCTTTCAACGTGGTGCTCCTGAGCTCCGACAGTGAACCAAGCGTCAAGTCCTACGAGGTTGGCCCCCGTGTGATTGACCAGCTGAAGAACTTCCACAACGACCCCCGCCAGGGACCTTTGTCGAAGCACTACTGGGCAGTCAGCCGTTCCGGTAAGGGCGCAACCTCCGCCACCAACCACCAGTTGGTTAAGGAGCGAGACTTGGAAGAGTGGGGCCTTGAGTCCCTCGCAGACGCCGACCTCAAGGCGTTGCGTGGGAAGGCCTACAGCCCAGACATCATTTCAATCCCGTCACGCAAAGACCTACAGCAGATTGTTGTTGAAGATCTGGACGACTGATGTCAGACACACCCGGTGTTGCACTCGTGGGGGGCCTAAAAGCCCCCCACGTTGTGTCTTCTATCGAAGACATCCATAACCTTGTCAAAGAGGTTCTTGAAGTTGGGGCATTTGCTTTTGACGTTGAGACAATGGGAGTTGTCGAGCGTCACCCAGACGTCCTTGAGTGGATTGAAAAAGAGTGGAAAGACCACGTCGCAACCCTCAAGAACCAATCTGAAGACATCAAGGCCAGAGCCAAAGAGATAATCACATCTAAATGGCGCAACACCTTGGCCCTAGACCCACTACGCAATAGTGTTTTCTGGATTGGTATTGCCACCAAAGGCAAGTCATGGGCAATCCCTATGGGGCACCCAAACGGTGAAGTGCTAGTTCCAGAAGAGCGTGGCGACGGTTCTACTGTCCCACCACCTGGGTACCGCAAGTTCACTGCAAGTGGCAAAGAGTCAATGGCTAAGGCCAGGTACTTCAAGCCAGCTGTGTTCAGCCCCGCACCGGATCAACTCTCGTGCTCTGAGGTGTTTGAAGCACTGCGCCCCCTGTTCTTCAGCGACCTCGTAAAGATTGGACACAACGTCAAGTTCGACGCTAGGTCAATTCGCAAGTACTACGGCGGGGAGTTACCACCTGGGCCGTACCTAGACACCATGATTATGCAGCACTTGGTCAATGAGAACCTGTCTGAATACAGCCTTGACCATTTGGTTGCCCACAACTTCGAGGGGCATAGCGCCTACGCCAGAGACGGCAAGCTGGGCAAGATCATTACCGAAGTCCCATTCTCAAAAGCTCTTAAGTACGTTCACTTGGACGTGCGGTGGACCTGGCTCATCTACACACGGTTGTACCCAAAGCTCTCGTCCGTAACCGAACTCCTGTCATGTCTGCGTCAAGACATGGAAGTGCTACGAGTGCTCATGGAGATGGAAGACGAGGGCATCCCCGTTGACCACCGGTCCATGACCAAGCTAGGTAAAAGTTTGGATAAGCGTCTTACCGAACTGCTGGTCGACATGATGGAGTACGCCCCTCCAGGGTTCAACCCCGACAGCACGAAGCACAAGCAGGAATTACTCTTCAAAAAGAAACGAGAGGGTGGGCTTGCCCTCAAACCCTCAAAGCTAACTCCTAGTGGTGCCGCCTCGGTAGATGAGGAAACCCTAAGAAAGCTGGAGAGCAAGCACCCTCTTATCCCGATGCTCTTGGAATGGGCTGAGACTAAGAAACTGGTGTCAACGTATGTCGATGGGCTTCTACCAAAGCTAGTCAACAACCGCCTGCACCCGTCTTTCCACCTGCACAGGACAGCGACTGGGCGGTTGTCTTCCAGCAACCCCAACCTGCAGAACATCCCACGAGACAGTAGCGTGCGCAGCCTTTTCGTAGCCCCAGACGGGTACGAGCTGCTGGTGGCAGACTACGACCAGATCGAACTACGAGTCATGTGTATGTTCTCCCACGACCCTAAGATGAGTGAGTTCTTCTTGACAGGGGAAGACATCCACGCTGGTGCTGCCGCCCTGGTTCTGAATAAGCCGGTATTAGAAGTGACCCCCGATGAAAGGCAACTTGGCAAGGGTGTCAACTTCTTGACCGCCTACGGTGGCGGGGCGCAGAAGCTGGCCAGAACCACTGGCATCGACGAGGAGCACGCCCGGTACGTAATCGACCGGTACTACAAGCAGTTCGCTGGTATTACAAAGTGGAAGCAGGATGTCATATCAATGGGTAAGGCAAAAGGGTATGTCTCCACCATGTCCGGCAGGCGCAGGCACCTGGCTGACCTGTTATCCCCAGACTCCCAGCTCCGGTCTAGGGCAGAGCGCCAAGCAGTAAACGCCGTAGTCCAGGGTTCCGCTGCGGACATCTGCAAAAAGGCCATGATTGATGTGTACAACGCATTCAAAGACTGCGAAGCAAAGATCCTGGTCCAGGTACACGACGAACTGGTGGTCATGGTTCGGGAGGGCGAGGCGGACGACCTACTTCCGGTGCTGGTAAAGGCCATGGGAGATGGGGTATCTTATGAAGGTATACCATTAAAGGTATCTTGCCACTCAGCCCGAAGCTGGGCGGAGGCCAAAGGAAAATGACCATGTCCCTAACACCAGTAGACAAGCGAAACTTCTACCTTGCTCTTTCCATATTGGAAGGTCAGAAGATTGCCTCGACAGCTGGGTTCTCGTCGCCCTCTGAAGAAGTACAGGAGAGCGAGATCGTAGATGTTATTCGTAAATGGCTAGTCCTTACATCCGTAGGAGTCTTTGATCATACTAAGGTATGCACTGAGTGGATGTTGGAAGTAGTCCAGGAGAGCAACGAATTAACAGAATCCGAGATCGAGAACACCAGAAACGTACTTGTGTCATTTGGTATGGGTCTTATCTCACACCTGATTGACTCAGAGCTGTTGGAACTGCAGACAGAGAACGCAAACATCCCAATGTCTTCTGAGACTGCTGCAACGTTCATTACACTTATGACAGTCATCAACGAAGAAAATGAAGAAGAGGAAGAGGAGGAAGACGAAGATGAGTGATTGGTGGGCACGACGCCTAGCATCCACAACACCCCCAGACAGCAGCCCAAGGCAGCCTAGTTCGCTGCCCCCAACCTCAGCGCCGTTGCGGTTCCCTGCTGCAGCACCATCTACGCCATACCCAACTACCAGTCAAAAGGTTCTTGACTCAAACCGAGCCCCACAGGATGAGCTCACCATGGGTGAAGCTATCCGTTTGTGGAAGGGTGGAGAAGCCGCTAGGAAGCAAGGGGACATGACTTGCCCCGAGTGCGGAAGCCCCCACGTGTTTGCAAGAACTGCAAAGGGTGGTAACACCACAATAAATGGTAAGCCACCGGCACCCAGATGCTTTGAATGTGGGTGGAACGGACTGTATGATCAAGGTCTGCAGTCTTCGTGGGCTGTCTAACTAGGAGAACAATTTGAAAAGCGAACAACGCGAGACCCTAGAGTCCATCGTTGCATCCATCAACAAAAAGTACGGTGACGACATCATCGTCCAAGGCAACCGAGTCAAAGAAGAAGTACCCCGCATTACAACGGGTGTTCTTGCATTTGATTTGATGTTGGGTGGCGGGTGGCCAATGAACCAATGGTCAGAGATCATTGGTGACGAGTCATCTGGAAAGACCGCCCTGGCCTACAAGACCATCGCCGCAAACCAAGCCATTGACCCAGACTGGATCGCCATGTGGGTTGCTGCTGAAGAGTTTGTTCCCGACTACGCCAAGGCAATTGGTGTGGATCTAGAGCGTCTGTGGGTAGTCGAGACCAACGTAATGGAGCACGCCTATGACCTCATTATCAGGGCCATGGAGAATCGTGCTGTTGACTGCATTGTTCTTGACTCACTGCCCGCCCTAGTACCAGGCGACGAAGCAGAGAAGATGATGGAGGAGTTCTCCGTAGGTCTAGGTGCCCGCCTCACTGGCAAGTTCTTCCGAAAGAGCAGCAAGGCGCAGAAGCGTTCATTGATTAACGAGGACCGTGGATGCACCGGTCTGATCATCAACCAGTGGCGAGAGA